TATCAAAGCAATGGAAAAAACTCGATGCTCATGGGTGGAGAGAGAAAAAAATTTGCGAGCGCTTCGCGCGGTGTTGGCATGACTCTCCTTATCGCGGGCGACTCCTACTCAACTGATCGAGATTTTAGAGTTTTACCACTACAGAGTGAGCACTATTCTTGGGTTGTAGAAATTAAGAAGCGTTATCCAAGTGTATTAGTGAGAGGAGTTGCTGGAGCTTCAAATTGGGACATTCTTCATCAGTTAAATTACAACTACTCTTATGCAATAGTTGGTTTAACTAATTTAAATAGAGTTTCACACACAAGATTGCACATAACTGAAGATTGGGACCAAGGAAGTAAATTGGTTAAACGTATACGTAATGCAGGAAAGCAGTATGCACGTAAAATTATTGCTCATCCACGCTGCTACATTTGGTCACCGTTTCCAATCTATGAAACATGGCCAGAAGTAAACTATATCGAGTTGAGAAAGTGGGATGAACTATGGAGCCCCACTCTTACTTCAAGAGTTACTGGAAATCATTTAACTCGTGAAGGAAATGATTGGATGATCAATCATATGACTCGTATAATAGAGGAGAGATTATGAACGATTGGTTTTGGGTAGCACTAGGTGTGGCAATTCCTGCAGTCATCTTCTATGGATTGTGGATTGTCTATGGATAATGACTATAAAACTACTTGGATGCACTGGTATGTCGAACACGTTAAAAAGATGGAAGCCAACAGAACATCATGGGCTGAAAGAGAAAAAATTCACGGCGAGCTTCGCTCGAAATGGTGGGCGTATGTGGCGCGCACCCGCTGGAACCGATGGTGGTAGAGGAGAGATGAATGAGTAAACAACCAAGAGATGATGGAAACGAGGCAATTCCGGTCTTAGCCTTACGGACAAACCGTGGGCTGCAAGTTCCTTATACGGGCACATCAAACACTTCTCCTGAAATTTCACAATCAGTACGCGTAGTCTCGCTCTATGCTACGTCTGACTGTTTTATTGAAACTGGTGGAGCATCAATTGAAGCGAACACCACAAACTCACACTTTCTACCTTCTGGGTTTATCTATGACATTTCTCTAGGAGCGGAGACTGATCCTTCGCAGAATGACAAATATATAGCTGTTATACAGTCTACCACCGCTGGCACACTCTATATTTCTGAGAGAAACTAATGCCACTAGGAGCGCATCGACTCCTACTGTCAATTTCTGCGATGCGGCGTGCTCTTGGCGGAGTTGCGGCTGACCACCTACTCACCCAAGCTGGTGATTTTTTAATTACCCAAGATGGTAAGTTATTTCTGGCTAATCAGTCTAACTTCTCTACTGGTGCAGATGAACCAGGAGTTGTAGATCAAGAGCTGTCTATATTGTTAACACAGGCTGGCGAGTTTATCTCTACTCAAGCTGGACAGTTGATTGGAGCTGAACAGCTGTTCACTCCAGCTGAAATCGAAGGAGCGGCTAGGTTTATTATCACTCAAGATTTAAATCAGCTTATAACACAAGATGGTGAGTTTATTATTGAAGATGCGTTTACAGCAGCTGATCTGCTTACTGCACAATCAGGAGACTTTTTAATTACACAAGGTCTTGATAATATAGCCTTATAATAAATTCAGGTTGGACACCATCATGAAACTGTGCAAAAATGCATTAATCAGTGTTCAAATTTTTTGAGGAGATCTAATGGCAAACGTAAAAATTACCGAACTTACGGAACTCGCGGCAGTTGATGTTGCTGATAATGACGTAGTTCCTATTGTTGATGTAGGCGGTGATACCACTAAAAAAGTAACAGCAGCTTCGCTTCGTACCACACTTGCAGCAGCTAACGACTTTGTAACCTACACTCTTCTTAATGCTAATCTTGATATTGTCCAAGACAATGTGGCAACTAATGCTACTGACATTACTTCTCTCGAAACTCGTCGTGCAGACAATACCACCATCTTTATTAATGCGTTCACAGGCACTAATACTAACATTGATACAGTCTCCTCCAATGCTGATGCCTATCTTGTACAACTCAATGCTAATATTGATGCAGTACAAGATAATGTTACAGCTCAAAACTCGTATATTACTACAAATTTTGCCACTCTTTTACTCTTAGACTCTGTACAAGACAATGTTTTATCAGCTGAGTCTAACGTTTCTGCAGTCGAAGCTCGTCGTGCTTCTAACACTTTTTATGATTATACCACTAACTTTAATGTAGTAGTAACGGCTAATGTTGAGCCTTTTGCTAACAATACATATTCACTAGGCGCACCAGATTTAGTTTGGAAAGATCTACATGTAGGCCCAGGGTCGATTTTCTTAGGCGATTTAACTCTAGCTCCAAACGATGACGCTACTGGGATCGTAATTACTGGTGCAGACGCTACAACTACTACTATTGATACTGCCACTTCTAACGTTACTGCAAGTCTTGATCTACTTCAAGACAATGTAGCAGCTGCTGAAGCTAATGTGGTGTCAGCTGAAACCAGACTCAATGCTAATTTAGATGTTATCCAAGATAATGTAGCAGCAATTGTAGATGCTACAGCAGTTGAAACTCGTTTAAATGCAAATCTTGATGTAACAAATGATAATGTCACATCTCTTACTACTACCGTAGATAACTTTGGTACCTACGCTAATACTAACTTAGATACTAAGGCTAATGTATCAGCTACCTACATTCAACTTAACGCTAATGTTGACGTGGTACAAGACAATGTAGCAGCTCTTGATACTAGAGTAAACGCTAATGTTGATGTGGTACAAGACAATGTAGCAGCTGCTGAGTCAAACGTTACAGCTCTTGATACTAGAGTAAACGCTAATGTTGATATAGTGCAGGATAATGTAGACACAGTAACTACTACAGTTGATAATTTTGGAAGCTATGCTAATACAACTTTTGATACAAAGGCAAATGTTTCAGCTACCTACATTCAACTTAACGCTAATGTTGATGTGGTACAAGACAATCTCGCAGTTTATACAGCATCCTCAAATGCTGGTATTCGTGTAGCTGTAGAACAGTTTGGCAATCTTGCCTTACAGTCTAATACTGTTGACTTTGCTCTTTTAGACTCTTTCTCCCCAACTCACTCAGAAGGTCGTGTACACTATGATACTGAACGTAATTCGCTTCGCGTAGCTGGTCCTTCTATCACTTCTAATCTTCATGTAGGTCAAGATGAATTTATCTATGTAAAGAACACTTCTGGCGACACAATTGATCGTGTTAAACCTGTTTATCTTGTATCTGAAGATGGTGGAATTCCTACCATCGCGCTCGCTAATGCAGCTACTGAAACCACAGCTTATGTAGCTGGATTAACAGCTGACCAAATTGCTGATGGAGAGTATGGCTTTGTTCAACGAGCTGGTATTGTATTTGGCGATACCACAGGATTAACAGCTGGTAATCGTATTCACCTAGGTCCTACTGCAGGTACATTACAAGAAACAGCTCCCACCTATCCATATTTTACTGTTGATGTTGGTATTGTTCTAATCACAGATGCTACTGCTGGTTGCATCTATATTGATATGACAGACCATTTTGCAGAAACCTACCGAGTTACAGGTTCAGCTTATATTGATTCTGATTTAACTGTTGCTGGTAACCTGTCAGTTCTTGGAACTGAATCTATTACTTCAGTCAATTCTCTTGCAGTTGCTAACTCACTCATGTATCTAAACTCTGGCGACACAATTGGTGATTCAGCAACAGTATTTATTGGGTCTGGTCTAGATGATGCAACTCTAACTGGGCACTACAACGGTCCTATCACTGAAACATTTAATGTAATGATTAACTCAACTGGTACTCCTGATACCTTTGACTGGTCATTAGATAATTTTGCTACTAATGTTGCTTTAGGCGTTGCAATAACTGGTGGGCAACAGTCTCTTGCTAATGGAATTTCAATCACATTTGAAGCCACCACAGGACACACAGCTGGAGATCAGTGGAGTGGTGTTGCTGCTCCTACACAACTTGATACAGGTTGGGTGTCAAATAGAAACGCAGGTCTTTCTGAGCCAGGTTATACACATCTTGGCATGTTCTTTGATATTTCTGATTCAAAGTTTAAAATGTTTGATGAGTATGATCCAGAACCAAACGCTTCAATTGATACTACAGACGGTTCTTTCTCATACGGAGATCTTGTACTATCAACTCTGCAGTCTACTGTTACAACTGGAACTGCTCCATTTACAGTTGCTTCAACAACTCTAGTCACAAATCTGAACGCAGATTTACTAGATGGAGTTCAAGGGTCTGTATATGAAAGAAAAGCTAACACGTCAGCTACATATTTACAGCTTAATGCAAACATTAATGTGGTGCAAGACAATGTCGCTACTCTAACTACAACTGTCGATAATTTTGGATCCTACGCAAATACAACTTTTGATACTAAATCAAATGTTTCTGCTACATACATCCAACTAAATTCAAATATTGATGTAGTTCAAGACAATGTAGCTTCTGTAACATCTCGTTCTGATGCTTTTGGATCCTACGCTAATACCACGTTCTCTACCGTTTCTAACGCACAAGCTCTTGCAGCTGGAATTGCCGCAGTTCCAGAAGGTGATATTGAAGGCGTTACAGCAGGTTCAGGTTTAACTGGTGGTGGTACTACTGGTACTGTAACTCTCAATGTAGGTGCTGGTACTGGTATTTCTGTAACTGCTGATGCTGTTGCACTAGCAACTGCTGGTCCTGGTGCTGGGACATACGGTTCAACTGCTGATGGTACTAAAATTGACGAAATTACGCTTGACGCATATGGGCGTGTAACAGCGGTTAGTACAGGAGCAACAGGCGATATTCAAGGAGTTACAGCAGGTTCAGGTTTAACTGGCGGCGGAACTTCAGGTACTGTAACTCTTAATGTTGGAGCTGGTACTGGTGTGACAGTTGCAGCAGATACTGTGTCTATCGGACAAGCAGTTGGAACAGGCAATTCGCCAACTTTTGCAGGTTTGACAGTCACTGCATTTGATTTAGGAGCACTCTAGTAAATATATTTTGACCTGTGGTTAAAATTATGATAGAAAGGTAATTATGTCACAAAAAGTTACACCATTTATGGGCGGTCTTGGGATCGATGCTACATCAAAGTTTGAGATTCAGTCTAATGCTACTGTTACAGTTGGTGATGGAACTACTACAGGTAATGTAGTCATTGGTGGTAAAGTAGGCATTGGGACGACTTCGCCAGTTTATCCGTTAGTTGTGCAAGATGCTAATCCAAGATTACAGCTACTGGCTTCTGGAACAAATGTTGGCACTAGCGGTATCTTATTTGGTGATGCCGACACCGCTGTCCGAGGTCAGATTAATTACACCCACTCAGACGATGAGTTGAGCTTTATAGTTAACGCCCAAGAACGTATGCGCATTGACGCCAGTGGCAACTTGGGCATCGGGACTGATTCGCCCAGCACTACATTGGATGTAGCAGGAGACGTATCGTTAGGCACTAACTCTTCAAATACAATTACACTAACAGGCTCAATTGATTTAGGAACACTATAAGGAGTAACACATGGCTACACAGCTACAATTTAGACGAGGAACCTCAGCCCAGAACAACGCCTTTACTGGTGCAGTAGGTGAGATTTCTCTTGATACAGATACTAATAATATTAGAATTCATGATGGTTCTACCGCTGGGGGTGCTGAGATCATTCCATCTGGGACTATTTTAGCTTATGGTGCTGCTACTGCTCCAACTGGTTATTTGCTATGTGACAATTCTGCTGTTTCTCGTACTACTTATGCTCGTCTATTTGCTGTTATTGGCACTTCTTTTGGAACTGGTAATGGTTCTACAACTTTTAATGTTCCTGATCTTCGCGATAAAGTTCCGCTCGGTAAAGGTACAAATAATACAGCTCTTGGTGCAACTAACGGTTCAGCAGCTGCTTCTGCTGTACTGAACTCTACTACTAAAAATGGTGTGACAACTGCTTCGAATAATACTGGAACTGGCACTACTGGAACTGGTACAACAGGCACTGGTACTTCTGGCAACTCTACTGCTACTACTGCAGCTTCTAATACAGGTAATAAAACCTCTACTACAGTAGCTTCTAACACTGGCAACGCTGGTTCTACAACTGTAGGGTATAATGCTACCAATGCTCCTTCAGTCGTTACAGGTACTGCAAACACAGGTAATAAAACCTCAACTACTGTTGCTACAAATACTGGTAACTCACAATCTACTACTGTAGCTTCTAATACTGGCGGAAGTGGCGTAACCATCACAGGTTCTACCGCAAACTCTACTGCAACTACCGTAGCTTCAAATACAGGTGCTGATGGGGCTGGTGACTTAACTCTTACTACATACACAGTTAATCAAACTTTAGCTTCTGGCACAAAAGATGTGACTCAAGTTTCTCTTGTTACTAACGTAACTCAGACAAACCACACTCATTCAATACCTTCATTAACTGTAAACAACCATACTCATGGCGTAGGAAACTTAGCTGGATCAAGCCACTCACATTCAATACCTTCATTGACTGTTAACAACCATTCACACTCAATTCCGTCATTAACTGTTAACAACCATAGTCACTCAGTTCCAGCACTAACTATTCCATCACTGACTGTAAACAACCATTCACACTCTATACCTTCATTGACTGTTAATAACCATGCACATTCAATTCCGTCATTAACTGTGAATAACCATAGTCACTCAGTGCCTGGTTTGTCTGTTCCTGGCTTATCAGTGCCTGCACTATCAATTCCATCTCTATCAGTTAATGGTTTTTCAGTTGCAACAACTCTGCCAAGCGAAGTGGTACAGTATATTATTAAAACATAAGGGGCGACTATGGATGATACACGTGAACTCGATCAGATACAAGTAGAATTAGACAGATTACATGAGCGATCTCAATCAAATAAAGCTAACATATCAGCTCATGAAGCGGTATGTGAAGAGCGGTATGAAAACATAGTTACAATGTTTCATCGTTTAGAAGAACGTATAGATAAGATGGAAGCTTCTGTTGCTGATATTCGTGAAATGGCTACCCAAGGCAGAGCCTCTCTTAAAACACTGTTATGGGTAGGCGGTCTAACAGCTGGACTAATTTCCCTTCTTTCAATGATAATTCCTTATTTTAGGTAAATGAACAACAAATTCTTTAAAATTAAAATTCAACGTCTTCTAGACAGATTACCCACGCCAGTACAGTTTAATGAATCTCAATGGGCAATGGTAGAAAACTTAGATAGTTCTCGTTTTTGTGTCCATATTGCAGCACGTCGTACTGGAAAGTCTTATGCTGCTGCTATTTTAGCTTTTGCAAAACTGCTAGAGCCCGGACAGCAGGTTATGGTTGTAGCTCCTAACTTTTCTCTTTCCTCTATTATTTGGGATTATGTAACTGATTTAATTAGACAACTCGATATTGAGGTTGATAAGTTTAACCAAAAAGATAAAGTAGTAAAATTAATTAATGGGTCAGTATTTAGACTGCTTTCAGCAAATAATAGAGATTCTCTTGTAGGAAGGGCTGCTAATCTTTTAATCGTAGATGAAGCAGCGATAATACCAAATGATGAATACTTTACAAGAGATTTACGACCTGCTCTCTCAACATTTACAGACAGTCGCTGTCTCTGGATCTCAACTCCAAGAGGTAAAGGTAATTATCTTTACACTTACTTTTTAAGAGGAGATGATCCAGAATATCCTGACTGGGTCTCATCAATCCATACATGGCGTTCTAATCCACTTTTATCAGAAACTGATGTTGAAGAAGCTCGTCGCACTATCACAAAAGCTTTATATTTACAAGAATATGAGTGTGAATGGACTACTACAGAATCTCAAATCTATCTTGATCTTGATGAAGAGAAACATATTGGTGATTATGTTGGTGAAAGATTTTCAGAAGTAATAGGTGGTCTTGATGTTGGGTATAGAGATGAAAATGTTTTTGTAGTAATTGGAACTGATGGAGATAACTATTTTATAGTAGATGAGTTTGTTTCTAAAGAGTCTACTACTTCAGAACTTGCAGCTGAGATACAAGAGAAAATTAATCATTGGGGCATTGATACTATCTATATTGATTCAGCTGCTCAACAAGTTAAAGCTGATTTTGCATATGATTATGATATTTATTGTGAGAACGCTATTAAATCAGTTAATGATGGTATCAACTCTCTTCAAGTATTAATTGAACAAGACCGATTATATTTTGATACAGAAGGAGCAAGACACACTTTTTCTGCTATGAGTGCTTATAAGTGGAATCCTAATACTGAGAATCCTAAACCAATTCATGACTGGTCATCTCACCCTTGTGATGCGGTTCGTTATGCAATTTACACTCACCAAAAAATGAGTAATATCACTATTTATGCTTAGAATAATTATTTTAAACTATAAAAGACCTGAAAATGTAAAAGCAATAT